TGATATTTTTGTTCGTATAATTGTAGCATATCCATTGGGCCTTTTAAATAACTAAATGCCTCCACTAGACATGCATATAAAAGTCCATTGCCAAAATTAAGACTTAAATAAGTTGTCGTATTTGCTGAACTCAATCCTGTTGGTCTAGCATTATACTGAATTTTGTACATAAAAGCTGAAGAAGGTGTTGGAACAATTGTAATTCTTCCTGAAGAAGTTGCACCACTTCCCTCTGCTCCTCCTGACATAGCATAATATTTTGGTGTGCCAGTAGTCGTTTCAGCTGTATCGTATTCTCTTAAAAAACTAATATCTTTCTTTTCTAACCAGCTATTAGCTCCAGTTGCAGCACTTGTTGAAGTATAAACTTGAAGACCTCTAACAAATAAAGTTCCCGCAGGAGCATAAACATTGTCTTTGGAAGCTGTTAAATTTCCAAGCATTTCTTTTCGATCTGCATCAATTGGAATTTCTCTTTGTATTCTAAGCTCTGAATTATCTATAAATTGATCTGTGATTGTACTTGAAAGTACACCTGTTCCGACTTCAGTATAATTCTGAATTGCTGTTGTAAGTGTTGAATATGTAAATCCTGCCATTATGCACTAAGAGTTACTGGTCCTATTGAAACCGGAAACCCTCCTCCTTTCACGCTACCTGCTGTTGCAGTGTTTGTGTTAACTGTAAAATAAAACCAATCTGTTGTAAAATCCGTGTCTCTATCACCGCTAACATACTTACCTGTAGTAATAGCATAACCTGAAGCATATGCAATATTTGATCCTGCTATACCATCAAAACTACCAGGATCACCATAAGTGCCTGAAGTTGTTGGTGCTCCTCTAAATCTGTATGTTGATCCATTTGTTAGCCCATGATTCGGTGCATGGACATTAATAATGCCTGATGAAGCTGCATACGTGGTAAATGGATCAGGAATTAATAATTGTGCTACAGTTTTTTCTGTTCTATCTGTTCTAGAATTTTGTAAACCTTGTGCGTCTCCACCATGAGGTCTTGGCTCTAATTGAGGTTGTTTTGATTCATATTCAGATTTATGAACAAACATTCCATTCCATTCTCTAACCATTTCATTGTATGGAAAAGCCATTCCTGATCGGTCTGATATTGCCTGTGCGTATTTTCCTCTTGCGTATGCCATTATATATTCGGGTAATAATTCTTCGGAGTTATATAAGTACTAGCTGAAGAACCATCTTCTGCTAATGCTCTTGTTAACTCGTCTTCATACAACAATTTCATTTGTTGTACTAATTGTGGGTTAAATTTTTGTGCTAAATAAAATGCAAGTCCTGAAACCATACAAGGTACAAATCTGTATGGAACATCTGTTGCGTCTGTATAAGTTGCATCTGCATCTTGAATTCTTTTTACAAAAAACATGTGAACATCTTTTGCTGCCGCTGTTGAATCGGGTGTTGGGTAAATTGTAAATGTAGTTTTGTCCACGAATCTTTGAACGAAATATTGTGCTGGAGTTCCTTTAGAAAGTTTACTTGATAATGCTGAATAAGCAGATCTAGCTATTTTTGTAAGAGAAGAATCAGATTGATCTGTATCTGTTTTATCGGACCTAAGTGTAGCTTCTAAAACATCATCCAAGCCATAAGTAGAAGTTCCAGTTGTTCCGCCTGCTGTAGTAGAACTTGTTCCATCGCCCGATGCTCTATAAAAAGTATATTCTGCCTGACCTTCAACTAGATCAATATTAGTATCGCCTACTTCCCAGTAGTGCAAACCTCTATTGCCCCATTCTTGAAAAAGAATATTTAAAGATCGTCTTGCTGTTTTTAATTGATAACCGGAAGATACTTGAGAACCAATTCTCTCATAAGCTTCGTTGATAATCTCATCAACAGCAAATGTTTTGTCAAAAGTAACTGTTCCAGAAGTAGTATTCGCCATGCGCTACCTCCTAATATAGCTTCTTAAATTCTGCTATTACCGTATACATGTTTCCAGCATCTGCGGCACCTGCAACTACAAGATTAACATCACTCTGGTTACTGTTGGCTGATTTGTCAGTTTTTAATCCACCGAATTCTCTAAAATCCCAATAGCCTGTTCCCGTTAAACCTAAAACTGGAATGTCACCATTGTTATCTTCTTCATCCATACGAATATAAGCATCTCCGCCATCTCCAGTATCACTAGAAAACCATACTCTTTGTAATACTAAGTGTAGACAAGATGCCCCATTCTCATTTTTTTCCATTGCTGAAACATCGCCAAAAACTGTTGTTCCACCATTTCCGTCTGATTGATTTACATACTTGATAACTACCCTTGCATCATTTTGTTGCATGATAGTTGGTCCTGTTACTGTATCTGCCATAATCCCTCCTTAATTAAGATTACTAGATGGGGCCGAAGCCCCATCATATTTTATTTATTAACCGTTATTGTAATCAAAAGCTGCGCCAGTGATTTTAATAACTAATTTACCTGCTGTGTAAGCTGCATCAGTAGCTGCTCCACAAGTTAAGTATAGGTATTTTTTAGTTAATGCTGCAAGTGTTGATCCACCATCAGCAGAAGCATAAAAACCTAAAGTTAAATCACCATTATTAAATAAATTTGTTCCACTTGTTACTGCTGCATTTTCTGCATCAGTAGCTGTAGCTGAACAATCTAAATTAATATCTGGATCTCCACCTGTTGGTACTTCTAAGCATGCAAATTCTATTTCAAATGGAATACCATTAACTCCAGTTGTTAGTTCTGCGATGTAAGCGTTAGCTGTTCCACCATCAGTACCAATAATATCATTTGCACCACCACCAGAAGCTAATCCACCATGTAGATCGATTAGAATAGTAGTGTAGATAAGACCACCAACTTTATTCACGAATGTGTTAATTGCTGTATCAGCAATTCCTGTTCCGTGATCATTAGGTGTAACTTTGAAAATAGTAGCTGCTGTACCTAAACTTCCATTGTTAGTACCTGTTGAAGTACCTGCTGCTACAATGTTGTTTCCAGTGCTAGCAACTTTTTCTACTTCCATACCACCCGCTGCTTTTATAACAGCGTAATCTACAAATGCTCCTGTAGTAGTGTTCTTAGTTGTTGCTTTTATATCGCCATCGGAACGTACCGTTCCATTAAACGTTGTTGTTGCCATTTTATAATCCTCCTAGATTATGTGAATACTGTCTCTAGGCCGTCGACTATACGCGTCAGTATTCTATTATTAATTGTATAGTGATTAAATTATATGTTATTTTTTGATTGAGTGCAAGAGATCCCTGCATAAAAGTACGTTTTCAGCGATGTGGCGTTTATCTAAGTTGCCACAGAAACTTGGGCAGCTGAATCACTGATTTTGTTTTCTCTATCAGCAACTTTAAATTCTTCAGCTTTGATCTGAGTGATGATACTTCTAATCTTCTCATCAATATCGACCATATTAAGAGTATATTTTCCGTGTTGATTATACTCATACTGCCACCCTAACTCCAAGGACCTCTTTTGTTTGTATAGGTCTTCGGTCATCTATAACCTCCTCATAGGTTATTCTGTTGGGAATATCTCTAAACATTCCTGTTGATTCCCACTTTATAGACTTTTCTCCTAGTTTGTCAAGGATTGATTTCTCTATAGATTCACGATTATCCTCTGCTAAAACTTCAAATTTAGCATGATAATCATAAGCCCATATATTAACTAGAAATTGTCGCATTTTTCTTTCTAAAAGTAAATTGTGGCGGAACTGTGTCCGCCACAAAATATTATTTTATTATGCTCCCGGTGATCCGAAAATACCTCTCCAGTCGGAGAACCCAAATGAGTATCTCTCTCTAGCTTTGTATCTTACGTTTCCAGTTGTAAAGTCGCCTTCCATAGCTGTTTTTAATGGTGCTCTCACAAAATGTTTAAGACCATTAGGTACATCTGTTTTAATGAACCAAGCATCTGTATCAGTTAAGTAATGATTCACAGTATAGCCTTGTGGAATCATTCCCATAGATACAACTGCATTGATATCATTATCAGCTGTTCCAACTCTTTGTGTTGACTTCATAAGTCTCTCAGCAGTAAATTGTAAAGCTGAAGGCACAATTAATTTCATACCTTTAGCTGCAATTTTTAAACCTCTTTCATCTGTAAGAGCTGCAATGTCAATTAATGCTTGCTCCAAAGATGTTTCGTTAAGGTCTGCTGCTGTAGTTAACTCATTCTGTTCAGTTCCAGTAACGATAGGGTGGTCAGCAGCTAAAAGCTCCTTACCATCTCCACCATCTGCTGTTCCGAACCCGTTGTTTAACACCTTAGCTGCTTTCACTTGTTTAGTGTTAGCCATTGATCTCGCTAAAGCTTTTGTATATCTAGACGCAAGTCTATCGTACAAATTATCCTCGATCGCTTCTTCAGTGATCGCGAACGCTAAAGCAAGCGTTTCATGTGTATAACGAGCGGTGAAAGTTTCTTGAGCGTTGTCAAATGAAACTCCCGTTCCTTCTGCTTTGATTGGTGCATTTGCGAAACCAGATAACATTACTTCTTCTTCAAAAGCTCTGTCACTGTTTTCAGTGTCAAAAATCTCCGCATGTTCGTTAGCATAGTTTTTGTATTCCAAGCCGAATAGTGCATTCAAACCTGGCTCTAGTTCTTTTACTAGTTGTCCTCTTGATATAGCCATAATTTATTCTCCTATTCTGCTATTATACGCCAGTTGCGGTCATATAGAAATGTTCGTTAATGATCACTTTAAAATTACAATTAGCTGCTGTTAAGTCGCTATTGTCAGGATCATCCGAAACTCCGATAATTCGCAAGTTGGCTGTTGTTTGTGTGTCTGATGCGTCCGCTACTTCAGTTTTAGAAACAAAATGCGGAGTAACACCTGCGCCAACAGAAACATCGGCGTTTGTGAAAACGTCTAGTTGCTGAGTTGCGCCTGTTGCTGCCGACTGTACTTCATAAACTTGAAATGGGTCATCAGTTATAAAAGCTTTGATATCAGTAGCTGCATTTGAAGCAACTAAGTGATTAGCAAAGGTTGGTTTATTTGTTGAAGAGTCAGTATAAAACACACCCTGACAAGAGCCCAAAAGAACTCCGTTATCAGTAGCTGCGCCTATGCCAACAGTTCCTGCTGCCAAAGCAACCATAAGGTCGTTTTGAGCAAAAGCTGAAGCACATGCTGCTACTTCATATTCAGTAGCTGCGTTATTATCTGCTGACTGTCCAATTTTGCCTAGGGGTTTTAATCCGAAAGCTGCGTCTTGGTTTGCCATATTATTTTCTCCTTTAGTGACCTGTCCTTACGGACTTCCAGTCACGATTAATTGAATTCGTTGGCAAAAATTACTAAAAAATTATTAGTCTTTTTTTGTACCACCGAAGGTTACACGGGTCTGTCTATCAATATCGATAGGCATTCCTGGGTGCTGTTCCTTCATAAGGTCATCATTGATCGCGTCGTCTTTTTGTTGTGTAAGGTTATCAAAATACTCCTTACGCGATTTAACTAACTCTAAAGATATCCTAGCCAGCAATAGTCCGCCAACTCCGATCACTCCCTTGTACTTACCTGTATCAATCGCTGGATAATCTGTGTCAGGGTATTCATCAGCTCTCACTAATTCGTAACCTGATCTCAGCTTACCGGCCATGTTTTTTGTATCGTCAAAACCCATTGACTCGGCTCTTATCCACCTGTGATGATATCCATCTGGTGCAGGGGGTGCATCTAAAGATGATGGTGGAGTCCAAACTTGTTTTCTTACTTCTTTAACTCTAGTTTGACTCGCACGGGAAGCTTTTATTGTATCTTTTTGCATATGCTTATATCTCCTTCGTGATTATTTTTAATTGTTTCGCATAGTCTTCTAATGGCACTCCTAATTTTTTAGCAATTGCTACCTGCGATGAAGTGAGTCTCACAGTTTGGCGACCAGGTTTAACACTTCGCGTTGCCGACGCTACTGTTTGTGTAGGTTTGGTCGTTCCTTCCGATAGTTCTTTTCTATCAAATTTATGCGGGAAGTCAAGTCTCATTCGCTTGTCTATCTCAGAATAATATTCGTTAGAATGTGGGTCGAAGCCTTCTTGTTTAGTTAACTTCTCATGTAAGTCAAATGCTGTGTAAGTCATAGCATTATCTTTACCAAACCATTCATTTCTATCAGCCCATTCTTCTGCTTTTGGATCAGTAGGAGGTGCTTGAATTGCTTGGTTTAAAGATGGAGTTTTTACTTCCGTTTCCTTAGTCTCAGAAAGTTTATTTTTAAGAGTATTAACTCTTACTTCTTCCATTCCAAGTCTACCAATTTCTTTTTGTGCATCAACTTCAGCATCTATATCACCTGCTTCTCTAGCTCTCATAAGCTTAGATTTAGCAGCTGCTAGACCTGAAATAACTCTATTCTCAACCGCATTTACATAACTCGGCTCTAATTTAGAAACTTTTGTTTTTAATTGAGAAAGTTCTACTTGACCACCTCTAGCATATTCTAAAGCAGCTTCTTTTTGTCTTTCTGCTTCACGCCATTTTTTAGTTAGCTTTGCAATTCTTTTTTGAACGCCTTCGCTGTATTGTTCTAATTCTTCTTTTGGTTCTTCTTTCTTAGTTTCTTCTTTTACTTCTTCAACTTTTGG